CCACCAAGGTCCTCAACTGCTTCACCCAGTTTAGGATTGATCTTAATCTTATTCTTTACGTTCTTTTCTTTAATAGGTTTGTCATCAACCTCATCAGTCATAACCTCTGCCAGAGATCTTGACTCTTTGAGTTTCTTCTTCATCGCATTGCCAATTGCCTTGCGACGTTTCATCAGGTAAGAGTCAGTGCTGTCCTTCTTGCCGTCGTTATTGACATCACCATCTTCCTTACCAACAGGATCGAGTGCCTCAGAAGACATGCTTCCTGTTGGACCACTACCGAAATGGGGGTTGCTCATAGACCCCATCTTCTTCATATCTTTACGTGCTTTCTCATTATTTTTCTGACGTTTCTTCATGTCAGGTTCAAGATACGAATTGTCTTTTTTCTCAGCAACTTGCTGTAAGTAAATCCTTGAGATGTCGTTAAGAGGATTTTTACCTATTCCATTAGAAGACATGGTAATTCTATGACTTTTTAATCTTATACTTATTTATGAAATTCTTGATACTAGATGTACCGGTTGCTGCCATGGCATTCTTTGTATATCCACCAGTCCCCTCAAGAGTATTTGGTTTGCCTGGAACTCTCATGCGACGTTCCATTTTCTTCTCTGTATATTCCATGACATCACGGATCCAGGACTTGAACATGTAGTCCTCTTTCGTAACACAGATCAGGTGATTAGTTCCTCTACGAATAATTTTACCAACCAGTCCTGTGTGCAGACTTTCTACAATATCACCGATACGATAGATGAGTCCATTCACATACTGTTCACGCAATCCTCTTTGATCATACTTGGGTGCAATCTCCCACATCTCAGCAACTTCTGCTTTCTTTTTCTTAACACCCATTCCAGCACGGACTGCATCAAATAATGCCTGAGTGTCACCATCATCTAATTCTTTTGGTGTGCCACTACGGAATGCTTTAAAGTCATCATCCATGACTGCCTTTCTCATCTTAGATGCTGACATTCCCTCTACACCCTCAGCATCTGCATCTCTCACACCAGCAGAGATAACACGGATGTTTTCAAAGTTATACAGGTCACCATTATATTTGGTTGCCAGGTTCTCAAACTCAGATTGACGATCCGATCCTACAATGATGTTGACGTTTCTATATCCACCTTCATCTGCTGCAGTAAGGACGTTAAAGATAGACTTCATCTCATCATCATTAATAATATTCTCTGCATAATCAGGGAACATCTTCTTCATGAAAGAAACCTTCATGTCAGGATCAAGAGGATTTTTCTTGGCATCCTGTGAACGAGAGGGATAGATCTTCATATCTTCACCCTGTGCTGCTTTTTTTGCTGCAGCTAGTAACTTACCATGACCTATAGTCGGAGGATTAAAACGACCAAATGCAACAGTCAAAGTTTCTGTAGTTTCTCCAGAAGTTTGATCATCCTCACCTGTTGCTGCTTTCTTCTTACCAGTCTCTTGATCTGCAGGTTTTTTTGATTTTGTTTCAGGTTCTGCTTGTGCTACTTTTGGTTTTGCACTTGGTTCATCTTGTGCTTTTGCTTGCTTCTTATCAACAAACTTTAACTTACCATCTTCTGTGGTCGCAACAAATTTACCACGGGTGTCTAACCAACCACCGTGTCCGTCGCTTTTTAAATTCAGTTTTCTCGCCTGCATCGACGCTTGTGATTGCGCCTCATTTAGGAACTGAAATAGACTTTTCATTTATATTGATAATCCTTATACTATATTTAGCGTTTATTCTAACTTATAATACGCAGCAGAATATTTAGATTGACTTGATGCATAAAGATAAAGGTCTTCAATTAGTTGATTTCTTTTGTCACCTTTTAAACCTTCAACTCTGTCAAGCAATTGAGTGACTTGAAGTTTTGAATATAACCATGAGTCCGGTGCATTTAAAACTGCGCTCATTGCCTTTTCTTTCCCAACACTAGAATATTTTTTATATCCCTCTAGAATTTCGTCAAAAACTTTTTTATCTTTACTCTTGACTCTTCTTGCAGCATCAGTTGGAATAATTTTTATGCCATGATTTTTGAAAATCATATTTACAGGACCAAGAGATATTTTACCTTGATTTGCCTGAGCACCTTTTACTTCACCCTGCCATCCAGTCAATGATGATGGTCCACCAAAAGATCTAAACTGAATCTTGGTGCCACCTTTCATGTTAAGATAACCATCCATAGAAACATCACTGTAAGAATATCCCTCATATTCCTTTGTTGTTTTCATATCTTTGAAAACATTTTTTAAACTGATTCTCGCATTCCCCATGATTTTTTTCAAAGAAACTCCTATGAGAGTGTTGTTTTCAATTCTTTCTTGCATACACTGGTTCAAACCAAGAATGGTTTTTTCTTCGTCCAAACACTTAGGGTCAAACTTGTCGCTGACAATATAGATGTCTGCAGGAGACCATTTATTAAGGTCCATCCTGACACCCTCTAATTTCTTCACCCTCTTAAAATTATTTTCAATTCTATCTACAGTTTTTGATCCACGATGAAATACAAATTTCCCTTTACCACCAAAGGTATCCCATAATTTATTAGCACCAAGAACGGATGATGCAATCCAAATATCTGGCAAGTCATTCAACATGGACTCCAATTTCTCATCAGTGTCATACATATCAGAGTATTTCTTAGCATTCTCTTCAGTAACATCAGCGTTTGTGATGTGCCTTCGTAGAGCAAATGCAATCCCTGCATACAAACACTGAGACGATTCTGTAAGTTTAGTAAGAGCAGCACCTGCACCTGATCCAGCAGAACCACCTTTCTTTTTATAAATTAATTGGACGTTACCACCTGGAGTATCAATCTGCGTTCCAGTAAACGACGACTTACTTGCAGGTGCAGCACCGTACTTAATTCTATTCTTATCGAGAATACCCTGGATCTCAGATCTTGCTCCGTCTCTATCACCAGTAATTACTCTAATCTCCGTGACTCTCGCAGTCGCTTTGATTACTTGAGTTTCATAGTCTTGAAGAGCTTCGTTTAAAGCAAGTAAAACTTCGCCTTCTGTAACCATCGTTTTTTAAGTATTTATGGAGTTAAGCGGACTCGAACCGCTGACATCCTGCTTGCAAAGCAGGCGCTCTACCAACTGAGCTATAACCCCGTAAGAGGATTACTCCTCTATTCAGTATAGGATAAATTCATTGAATCACCAAATGGTGTTTCAGGAAAGGTGTTGAAAGATATACTAATTCTCTCCGTTTGTGATGGATTAGATCCGACACAGTGTCGAATAGCACTTGAAAATAGTAATAGAGTTCCAGGCACAGGTGAGTAATTATAGGTGAAATTATTAAACTCATTTGTGCTTACTCTTCCTTCATTACCTTTACGTGGATTAATCTGCCAATTATTCATTGGACTCTCGAATGTAATGGGAGGACAAGTTTCATCCGATTGAACAAAGAAAACTCCACTCAAAACACTATTCTCATGAAAATGCCTTTGATGTCCAGTAGCATATTTTGATTTATTAACCCAGGAATTTGTAATTCTGAATCTAGAATTGGTTAACATTATATCCCTAGCATACTTATGAACAGAGGTTGAAAGAAATTTTTTAAAATTTCTTAAAGATTTTGATTTAAGAATATGCACATTCTCTGAAATCTTTGTATGATTAGGGTTGTTAAAAACAATTTTATAATCAAGTTGTTTCACATAATCGACAACGATGCTCAACTCCTCTTGAGGGTATTCAAATACCCCTAGAGGTGGATGAGCAAACATCATATAATATTCACTCACAAATCCCCTTCCTTACGGTTTTCAGAATGATGAACATCAAAACTACCGCCAGGATATCGTGCCTGAAGTTTGTCAACGTTCATTTCAATCACCTCATCAAAGGTGGTATCAAGTGCCATACATGCCTGTGCTAGATACCAGCAGATATCACCCAGTTCACGTTTCATGTGAAAGACGTTCTCTTCATTGTAAGGTTTACCTTGCAAGAAGATCTTCTTCACAACTTCAGTGAACTCACCAGACTCAGCAGTCAAACCAAAAGCAGCAGTCATCAACTGAGTGACGTTGCAATCGTTTACTTCTAGTTCACTGAGACGTGCAGCACAG